AGTAGTGTTTTATGCTCGAAGTAGCGACCGAATACGCGGCCAGCGTCACCGACGGGCGCCGCCCCGCAGGAAAATGGATTTACGCGGCGGCAAAAAGATTTCTCGCCGATCTCGATCGCACGGAAATTTATTTCGATCGCGACGAAGCTGCGCGGATGGAAAAGTTTTTCGGCGCGCTCACGCTCATCGGCGACAACACGGGGCAACCGTTTCGGCTGATGCCCTGGCAACAGTGGGCGTTGTGCAATCTGTACTGTTGGCGCAATACCGACGACGGCGAGCGCCGCGTTTCAAACGGCCTGCTCCAGGTCGGTCGCGGCAACGGCAAAACGACTTTGATGGCGGGGCTCTGTCTCTACGATCTGCTCGGCGGTTCGGGCCGTCGTGTTCATTGTGTCGCGAACAGGGTAGAGCAGGCCGAGATCCTGCTTGACACTGCCCGCGAAATGGCCAAGGGCCTAGGCGACCGCCTGCAATCGTTCCAGTACACCCTGGAGGACAGGGACCGCGACTGCGTTATGTCGGTCCTGCCTGCCAAGCCATCGAGCCTGGACGGCCTGACGCCCTCCCTGTGGATCGCTGACGAGGCCGCGGAGTTCAAGGGTCGATTCCTTAGCAAGCTGGTGGCCGCGGGCGCGAAGCGTAGGAGCTGCTTAGGGGTCATCATCAGCACCCCCGCGGACAATCCCGATGGCATCTACACGGAGAAAGCGACACACGCTGAGGCGATCTTGCGCGGCGACATCGTCGACGATTCGACCGTAGCGATGATGTACGGCATCGATGCGAGCGACAGCCTAGAGGATGAGGAGGGATGGCTGAAAGCAAACCCAGGCGCGGAGTACGGACAGCCCGCCATCAAGTCAATCCGCAGGGCGTGGACCAGTGCCAAAACCACCCCGATGGGACGCTCAGAATTTGCCAGATACAACTGTTGCCGTATGACGGACAGCACTGGCGGATGGTTGGATATGTCGCTGTTCCCACAGCCCACCGAAATCGACTGGGAATCGCTGCGCGGGCGCTCGGCGTGGGTGGGTTTGGACCTCTCGAAATCGTTGGACATGACCGCGCTCGTGGTCGCTGTCCCGCTCGATGACGGATCTGTGGCGCTCAAGGGCCACTACTGGTGGCCCGACGCCGATGTGAAACAGCGAGAGCTCGACTACCGACTCCCCGTGAGAACCTGGGCGCTCGATGGCCACATCGAACTGACACCAGGCAGAGACATCGACTATCACGCGGTGCTTGCGAAATTGATCGAGATCGCAGGGTTTTTCACGGTGCAAACGATCGCGTTTGATCGTTGGGGCTCGACTTTCTTCGCCGAATCGTGCGTCCACGAGGGTCTACCGCTTGCGACCTACTCGCAGGGGATCGCAACGATGGGCCCAGGATGCCAACTGTGGCAGCAATACTGGGTCGGAAATCGCCTGCGCCTGGGCAATGATCCTGTGTTGCGCAACGCTTGCCGCACTGCGATTCCGATTCGCGACTCGAATGGAAACATCAAGATCGACAAGCGCGTGAAATCCACCATCATCGATCCGCTCGTTGCCGCGATCATGGCGCTCCACGCGTGGGGCGGCGAGACGCGCAGCGTTTATGAGGATCTGTGATTTGGCGCATTCTTGCATTCACGCATGATCACATCATGCTTGCGTGATCAAGGAATTCGTCAAACGACTCTTTCCGTCGACCTGGGTGGGGCATATGTACCCCGTTTCGTGGGTCGGAAACGATATGTCAGGCACCACTGTGCCGACTGTGTCTCCATTTCAGGCGCTGCGATTCACCCCTGTCTACCGCGCAGTTACGCTGATCGCGTCCGACATCGCGCGCATCGAGTCATCGATCAGCGATTCCAGCTGTGATTCGTTGTGGCAAAACCCGTCGACCTTCATGAGCGCCTACGAATTTCGGCGCAGTATGCTGATGAACGCGCTGCTCTGGGGCAATTCGTTCGCCGTCATCAACCGCACAGCGGGCGGCGAGCTTGTGGAACTGTTGCCGATGCTGTCGGAACAGGTGACGCTGAATCTGACGAACGGGCGCCCGCGCTACAACACGCCGCAATACGGTGTGCTTGAACCAGAGGACATCCTGCACTTTCGCGCGCCTGGGCTCTCTGGAATCTGGGGAGAGTCGCCGATCAATATGTGTCGGACCTCAATGAGCCTGCTCAGCGCGCAGGAAACGATGGCGCTGAAAAATTTCGCCAATGCGGGCAATCCAAAGATTGCGATTGTCCACCCGAAAACGCTGTCGATCGAGGCGATGCAACGCATCGAACGCGACTACATCACGCGCCACAGCGGCGCTGAGAACTCAGGCCGACCACTGGTGATGGCTGAGGGCGCGAAGATCGAGCGCATCAGCTCCACGCTTGATGACACTGGCCTCGAGGCCGCGCGTCGTTACTCGATCGCGGATGTCTGCCGCATCTATGGCGTCCCCGCCTCATACCTCAGCGAATCAGTCGGCCCCTCATACGGCACCCTTGAATGGCTGAGCCGAATGTATGTCGACTCGTGTCTACGCCAATGGTGCGCAGCGATCGAGGGAGAACTGCTCCGCAAACTGGGCAGCGGGCAGGAGCAGATGTACTGGGATCTTGACGACTTCATTCGTCCTGGCATCGCAGAGCAGATGGCCGCCCTGCGCACTGGCGTTGAGGGCGGATTTCTCACCCGCAACGAGGCGCGCGAATCACTCGATCTCGAACCTCTGCCAGGTCTCGACGCCCCTGTCGTCGCGATGAACATGGGAACGGGCGGCGGAACCACGAATAAGGGCGAGGACACATCAGCAGGAGAGGGCACCCCGAATGATTTCTAGACGCGATTTCAGTTCAGCGCCTGCCATCGAGGGGCGCACACTCACGGGCATCGCTGCGGTGTACGGGCAACCGTCGCGCACCATCCAAGAGCGTGGCCGATCGTTTACTGAGCGGATCGCGCCTGGTGCGTTTGGTGTCGTGGGCGATGTGAAGCTCTACTACAACCACGATGCCAGTATGCCGCTCGCGCGGACTCAGAGCGGGACTCTCACGCTCGAATCGCGCGCCGATGGCCTGCACTACCAGGCGACTTTGCCCGACACAAACCTCGGGCGCGATGTACGCGAACTTCTCACGCGCGGCGACCTGACGGGCGCCATGTCGTTCGGGTTCTATGTCACCAAAGACAGCTGGAACGCGGACCGCAGTCAGCGAACCGTGAACGCCGCGACTCTGGTCGAGGTCTCACTGGTGCAGGACGCGGCCTACCCACAAACCTCTTCAAGCCTGCGCCATGTTGACGCAGCATTTCAACTGGCCGTCGCTGCACGGCTTGAACTCCACAGGAACAGGATGCGCAATGTCTGATCTCGAAAAGCTGCAAAACATCACCCACCATTACCGCAAGTCACTCGCCGCGTACGAGGCCCGCACTGGAAACAAGGCGCCTAGCGTCGACGATCGCGGCAGCGGCGAGGAAAAGGAACTGTTCGCGCGCATGGATTCGGATATGTCCGCCATCGAGCTGCGCGCACAGAATCTCGCCATCGAGGCGCGTCTGGCGAAGGTCGAGAAGACGCCAAAGTTCAGCGGTCAGGTGCCAGGCGCCGCAACGCGCGCAGGCAGCATCGAGGATCCTGACTCCCCCGCCTACGCAGCGCGATGGCTCAAGGCCATGTGCTCGCGCGACCCTGAACAGCGCGCGTCCCTGCTCCTCACCAGCACGAGCGCCGCGATCCCGACCGACATGGAACGCCGCATCGTCATGAAGATGCAGCAGACCAATGTCATGCGCTCGATCTCGAAGGTCAGCACCATCGACTCAAACCGCACGATCCCAGTGGAAAACGCACTGCCGACCACTGCGCTCGTGGGCGAAGCAGTCACCGTCGTCAGCTACGCGCCGACATTCTCGACGGCGATCAGCGTGGTGCCCTACAAGTATGTGACCGCCACCACGATGTCGCAGGAATTCATCGAGGACGCCATCGGTACGGGCAACATCGGCAGCGGCATGGACTATGTGGCCGACCGCATCGCGATGAGCCTCAGCCTGAAGCAGGAAGAGGCCTACACCATTGGAAGTGGATCGGGTGCGCCACAGGGCATCTGTGTTCCAGGTGGAATCACCCAGGTGGTCGACCTCGGAACTGCTGGCACCCTCGCGTCGGTCACTGCGGCCAACCTGATCGACCTCTACCACACTGTGCCAGTGGCCTACCGATCGAGCCCGAATTTCCGTTGGTTGGTGTCTGACACTCTGCTCAAAACGATCCGCAAGTTGACCACCACGAACGGCGATTTCATCTTCCAGACGCAATCGACCATTCCAGGACAACTGGGAGTCGGCTTCGCGCAGCAGATCCTCGGCGTCCCCGTCGCTGTCGGCCAGTATGTCACGGCGGCAACGGCAAACACCAATGTCTACGCGGTCATCGGCGATTTCAACTACTTCGAAATTTTCGATCGCACTGGCGTGACATCGTTCATCGATCCATATTCGCAGGCATCGTCGATGCAGACCACGATGTACACCTACACGCGCACCGATTCGCACATCATGCTTCCGCAGGCATTCGCGGCGCTGACCAGCTGAGCCTTTTCGCGAGCCCTCGGGCTTGCATTTTGGGGGCGATCGGAGAAATCCAATCGCCTCCTTTCCATGACGATTCCTCTGTCACAGATCAAGGCAACGCTGCGCATCGACTTCGATGACGATGATGCAGCATTGATTCGCCTACGCGAGACTGCGCTGAGTCTGATCGAGCGCCGAACGCAGCTTCTGCTCACGCCACAGACGAGGACGCAGTACCTGGCGGGGTGGAAAGATGTGATGATCACGGGATTCCCGTTTGTGTCCCTCACGAGCGTGGTCTATTACGACTCAGCAAACTCGACGATCACGATGCCTGCGACCGACTACTGGCTAGATCAGTCGGATGGCGCGTTTCCGATCTTGCGGTTCAGCGCACAGCCAGTGCAGTACAAAAACACTCAGCCAGTCGTCACATACCAGGCGGGCTACTCAGTGATCCCCAACGAGGTCACGATGGCCGCGCTCGCGCTGATCGGCTACTGGTATCAGAACCCCAATGCAGCTGACGCAGTGTCGATTTCGAGCGCCCCGCTATCACTGGAATACATCCTGGACATCATCTCCACTAGGAGCATGATCCGATGAGAACTGCTCACGGTCGGTACTGGCGTCGCGCGCAGGCGTCACTGGCGAGCGTTCGCCGCGACGCACTGGGGCTACGCGAGCCCGCATTTACCGCAGGCGCATTCTTTCGCTGCGAACTTATGCCGATGTCGGTGATCGAGCAACCCTACGCAGATGGCGTGATCGTGAAAAGATCGTTTGAAGTCCGATGTCGGTGGCGAACGCTCGAAATGCTTGGCATCAGCGAAGTCGATCGCATCATTGTCGACGGGCGCACCCTTCGAATCCAAAGCATAATCAACCGCGAAAACGACTACCAAGAGGCCGTGATCCTGGCTGAGGAGATCAACTAATGGCGGGCATCGAGCAGGCTGTTCGCGCGATGCTGACTGCAAACATCTCATCTGGTGTTTCAGATCCGCAGATCACCCACGCTTATCGCCTCCAGGACTCGCCGCTACCTGCGATCACATTTGAGATCGAGTCGACCACACGCGCGGCGCTGAGCTCTCTGAATCAGTCGACCGTGAGAATCACGGCAATCGCGGAGCAGACTCTCGACGCCGCGGATCTCGAACCCACCATCCGCGCGGCGCTCGTGTCAGGCACTTACGCTTCGCTCAGCCTGCGCGTCTGGGTCGTGGAATCCACTGTGCTGTCGCCTCCTATCTCGGGCCTCTCTGACGAGCAGGAGCCCGCATCTTTCACCCTCTCCGCCACCGTGTTTTGGGAATAAATCATGGCTGTCTACAACACATCTGCTTTCGTGATCACGGTCGCAGGAACCGCACTCCCAGGCATCATCACCGCGAGTGTGACCCTGACGCTTGAAACCGTCGATGTCACCGAAATCGGGAACATCGATCGCAAATTCAGCCCCGCAATCAAGACAGGGACTGCGTCGGGGTCGATCTTCTACGATCAGGGAAACGCGCAGATCGCGGCGCTTGAAGCTGCTGTGAACCTGGGAACCCCTGTCGCGCTCGTGTTTACGCTGCACAGCAACGCGACCTATACGGTGCCTGTGGCCTATGTGACCAGCTTCGTCACCAATGTTGCCGTCGCCGATGTGGTCAAGAGCGATTTCAGCATTCAGTTCAGCGGGGCAGTCGCCATTGCCTGATATCCGTGACATCCTGCGATTGAAGCCCGTTGAGATCACCATTGATGGGTGGAATCTCACGCTCGCGCGCCCCACGATCATGGACCTCATTGAGGCCATCGACATAAACGCCAAAAATCCTGCGGAGGGGCGCGCCTGGCTGTTGCATCGTCATCTACTCGATGATCTTGGCCTGCCAGTGTTTGCCACGCTCGACGACGCCAAGCAGTGCCCCGCGCACATCGCGGCGCCTGCGATCGTGGCTATCGAGGGTTTGTACAACGAGGGACGGGACTAGGCCAGGCCGCGCGCACGGTGCTGGCGCGCGTCCTGAAGTCACGATCGGCGCCGCCCTGGGAACGCTCCATCCTGGAGCTTGTCATCGAATTGGATCTACCCGACTGGGCAGGCATAAAGAAGAAACTCGATGCCCTCAAACGATCCACTCACTCTAGTCATCAGTAAAGCCGACGCAGAACGCCTGTCGATGGAGATGGCCAAACTCGCCGTCGAGATCCAAGACAAGATCCTCAGGGTCAGCATCAAGCGTTTCAATGACGATGTGATTCGCAGCGCCTCGGCGCTCACGCCCCTTGCGTCGGGCGCCTCTCGGCGCGCGCTCGCGCAGAAATCCAAAAACTACGGCGGAATCCTGTGGGGAGCCGTCGGATACAAGACTCTCGGCAAGAAGTCGACCGACGATGGCGATCAATCAAAACGCGCGCAGTGGGATTCGGCGGGCGCGGGATGGCGATCTCATTTCATCGAGGCGGGATATCACTCGTGGCCAGCTGGGCGCGAGAACAGGAATAAGGGCAAAAACCTCGGGCGCGCGTGGAAACTCGGCCAGAAACATCGAGGCGTCGGCCTCTACCACAGAGGAACATTCGCGACGATGCGCGCGCAGGCGGCGAACGCGCCGAAGTTGATGCAGTACATCTGGGCGGCGATTACTGAGGCGACCAACCAATGAAACTCCCCACACTCAATGTCGACCTGAAGCTGAACGCCAAGAACTTCAAGCGTGACATGGCCGCAGTTGGCAAGAGCTCCGCGGGCGTGATCGGTCTCGGCGGCGGCAAGGCAGGGCTCGGCAACGCAGTCGGCTCGGCGCTCGGCAGCGGTCTCGGCATCGGCGGACTCGGTCAAGCAGGCGCCACGCTCCAGGGCGTCTACAAGGCGGGCGAATTCGTGATCGGCACCGCCAACAAGATCATGGCCGAATTCAACGCGAGCGTGAAGTCAGGCAGCAATGTCATGCGCGACTTCAACGACATGGCCGACACCCGCGAGTCGGGTCTGAATGTGATCGCCGCCTCGCGTCTCATGGGGCAAGAAGAAAAGATGAAGGGCAACGAACTCAGCGGCGGCGGGTCGCTGATGGACACATTCCTCGGCGCCTCGATGGGAACGGAGGGCCAGACGGGCGGCGTGATCGGATTCCTCCAGGACTGGGGTCAGTCGACGATGGAGGGCGTGAAATCTGTGGTCGCGTTCAGCGGCGGAATATTGGGCGGCAAGGGCGTCGAGGGCAGCATTCGCGAGGCGGACATCGCGACATCGGCCTCGCAGGGCGGCGCCCAGGCGTATGCGACCAAAGAGGAACTGATTCAGCAAAACCGTCAGTTCACGCAGCAAGGCAAATACATTCGGGAGATCACCAGTTGAGAACTACCACGAGTTTTCTTGCCAACCGAATCCAGCTCACGATGGCGGAAGCCGACATCTGGGGCGTGAACCGCGTCACTGAAGCTTGGCATATCTCATCGATCACCCCTGGCGTCGATGTCGATTTCGACAAGACTGAGCAGATCCTGCAAGAGGCGGCGATCGGTCGCGTGGGCGCCATGTACACGAAGACTGGCGGCACTGGCACCACCTGGCAAGAGAACTGTCTGCTCCGCGATATCTCGTGGGCCAAGAGCGGTCTCGGCCTGGTCGCCACCCTGAACTACACGGGGCGATACTGGTTCGCTAAAGGCGGCTCGGCCAAGGGTCTCGCGCGCACCACCGAACTGCTCACGAGCGCCACGACGATCAGCGCCGACGCTCTTCTCCTGCCCGCCATGATCATGCCGACGCTGAGGACGCGCGCGAGCAAGGCGTTTCGCCTCAGCATCTCAGGCAATGTTGTCACGCCCCCAGTCGCAACCGTCGACCGTTCCACCGCGGACATCGGTGGCACCCAGCTGGTCGCCGACATCGATATCCGTCAGATGTCATTCAAACTGCGGATGTACATCGACGCTGAATCTTTGTCGCTGCAAGGCGTCAGCCAGATCGG